CTGCCCGATGGGGTGATGTCTGCTGCTGAACGAGATCACGTCCACCGGGAACTTGTCTGTAAACGACTCGATGCACTCCACCTCGTTCGTGACCACGATCACCCTGTCGGGACAGGCTGTCCCCTGAGACAGGCTCCACAGGAGTTGGTTGACCGTCCTCCTTGTGGCCGGGATGACGATGTCGAGACTCATGATGGGTAGGCGATCTCGGCAATGACTCTCTGGAGGCCCAAGGTCAGGTCAACCTTCGGGGTGTAGTAGCGAACCATCTCCCTGATGTCGGCATAGCGGGTGCTCACCCCCATCGGCTTGTCCGCGAGGTTCTCGATCACAGCCTCGTAGTCACAGAGCGCAGCACAGGTCCGGGCGATCTCGTTGAAGGAGACAGGGATCCCTGACCCGATGTTCATCACCTGATAGCCATCGACCACGTACTCCAGACGAGCCATCGCGGCACCGACGAGATCGGTCACGTACACGAAGTCCCGCTGCTGTGTCCCCGGTCCCCAGACGGTAATCGGGTTGCTTCTCCTGATCGCTCGAGCGGCGATGGACGGGACCGGGTACTCCATGCTCTGCCCCGGGCCGTAACCGCTGAAGGGTCGGATGCACAGGGTGTTCAGGCCGTACTTCGCGGCGGAAAACGCCAGCCTCTCTCCAGCCAGTTTCGTGAAGCCGTACATCTCGTCGGGGTAGGGGATGTCCTCCCACGTCTGCCTCAGGTCGAGGAAGGACTCACTGAGGCGCTCGCCGTCGATCCCCTCGCCTTGGAACCTCGTCCCGTAGACCGCGGACGATGATGGGTACAGGACCGTCTTGGCGTGCCTGACGGCCCAGCGGAACAGGGAGGAGTCGATCCTCAGGCTGTCGGCGTTGTAGAGAGGATCGCCCTCGATCTTCTCCCTGCCGCCAACGGGAGCGGCCATGTGGATCACGAGGTCGTAGTCGTATCCCGAATGATCGTGCTCGACCATCCAGTCAACGATGTCGGCCTCGAATGTCGGTAGCCCCTCCGGGTGGGGCTTGAGATCCACCCCTGTGACGTGGTCGAAGTTCTCGGCGCAGTACTCGAGGAAGTGCCTGCCAAGAAACCCCGATGAGCCGGTGACCAAGACCCTCATGAGCACACCCAGATCTGGAAGTCGTACATGGTCGGGAAGTTGAGGATGTTCGAGTGGGAGCGCCTCCAACCCGCGGCCTCGATCATCTCGATGTAGCCGTCCGCGTCGAACTGCCAGAGGTGCTCAGGATTGGGGTCCATCTGGCCCGGACGCATGACGGGAGAACTGGCGATCAGGAGATCTGCCTTGTCCCTCGCCAATCTCAGGGTGTGGTCGGGATCCTCGAGGTGCTCGAGGATCTCTGATAGGACGACGATGTCGCAGCGCGGCGCTACCTCAAGGATGACGTTGATGTCGGCGCAGGTGACCCTCCAGCCCTTCCCGCTCGAGACTCTCTTCATGAGGTCTGCGTTCGGCTGGCTGATGTCGCCGACTACGATCCTTTCGAAGTCCCCCATCTCGTCTGCGATGAACTCCAGAGCACCGTCTCCAGCAGCAGGGTCGAGGATCGACTTGGCCCCCGACGCAACGACCAGACCGGCCATCACATGGGTACGCACGTCATGCTCGGGCCAAGCGAGGTTGTTCCTCAGGGTCTGATAGTCGAATGGCTCGCGCTCGAGACGGAGTCTCATGTCCGCTTTCCCCAGCCGATAGCCATCTGATACCCGGCCATCTCGAACGTCCACGCCTCGCGCATCCTGTGACCACCCATGGTGAACCACGCCTCGAAGTCCTCGGGCGTGTAGGCCCACAGGTGTCCGGGCTCTTGATCATGACCATCGCCGACCAGCGGATGGCCGATGACAGAGAACCGTGCCAGCGGCATCCATGCCTTCGCGAAGGCAACCGGATCCACGATGTGCTCGAGGAACTCGCACATCACGAGAATGTCGCAGGTGATCGGCATCATGCGCTCGACATCTGCTTCGACCGCTCTCATCCTCGGCCACTTCTGGCGTGCCATCGCCACGACACCGGGAGTCACGTCGATGCCGATGACCTCGTGACCGTACTGACTGTAGTAGCCGCTGATGTCACCCGTGGAGCATCCGGGCTCCACGATGACCGCGTGCGACTGGGACGGGCCGTGCTTGCCGTAGAGCATCTCATCGCCGATGACGCCGATGATCTCGCGGGCCTTCATGACCCGTTCCGGCTGACCTGTGTCGAACTCCGTGAACTCGTTCCCTCCACCCCTCAGGTTGTAGGGGATGATCTCCGAGTCAGACAGTCCGATACGCCTCACCGCGACATCACGGTCCTGACGATGTCGGAGTCCCGATACAGACCGGACTCCAGCCACTTCTCGAAGATCTGGCGGTCGTGACCGTACATTTCCGGAGCGTTGACCCTCTGGTGGTTATCGTCCCAGACGCCCTTGCCAGCAGACGGGTGCATGTGCTCGATCAGCACGCCATCGAGATAGATCATCGAGTCGGACTCGATCCCGAGGGTCTTCCACTGGTTGTCGAGGTACAGGTGCCGCGCTCCCGGGAGGGCGAAGTAGCCCAGAGCACGGATGACATCACTGCGGATGAAGACCTCGGTCGGCAGGTTGGCACCCTGCCACCCATCGTTGCCGTAGACAAAGGCGCGGGTCTGGAGCGCCTCCCGGACGCGGAGGTCCCATCCCTCCGTCCGGAAGCGGTGGTCGTCTCCGACGAAGCCGATGTCGTAGCCCCAGCCAGCCACGAGGAGGGCGGCGTAGTTGAGGGCCGTGTTCATCCACCCGATGTGCTCAGGTGGGACGACGGTGAGTTCGATGGAGAAGGCAGCGCACGCTCGAGCGTACTCGTCCTTGACCGGGTCATCGATGTCGATGACAGCCCTGAAGCGGGTCATCCCCTTGTCGGTGGTCGTGCTCAACCACGACTGGAACGTCTCCACGAGCGCGACCGGATTGTTCCGGGTCACGCACAGGACCGTGAGCATCCGATCTTGCATCTGATCCCTCCAGATGTTGCGGCGGAACGGGCGGCGGGGCGTGCCGCCGGGACCGCCCCGCCGCTACGTACCAGACTAGCAGACGGCTAGACCGTCGGCTCGACCGGAGCGGGAGCCCCGTCGATGGCGGCGAGCGTGGCCGCAATGGCCGCGACCGCAGCCACGATGGCGTCGATCTCGTCCTGCGTCACGGCATCCGCCTGAAGGGCGGCGACCTGATCGGTCAGGTCCGTGACCTGAACGGTGAGGCCGTCGATGCTGGCCTGCTGGGCCTCGGCAGCGGTGGCTGCGTCGGCTGCGGCAGTGGCCGCGTCCGCAGCAGCCTTCTCGGCTGCGGCGGCTGCGGCGTCGGAGCGGGTGGCTGCGTCGGCGGCAGCGGTCTGGAGGTCGGCAACGGCTGCCGTGAGGGTGTCGAGTCTTGCCACGATGTTCTCCTGCTGGATCTGCATGCTGATAACGATCTCGCCGAGCCCCTCGAGAGCACTGGCGAGGTGCCTGAGGTAGAAGATCTCCTCAGGCGGCTCGTCGTGCGCCGTGTGGTGCTCGGGCTGGCTCCAAGGATGGGCCATGGGTCTTGCCTCTCTAGGCTTCGTCGTAGGAGTAGGAGATGGTCTCCTGCGTCCAGTTGCCCGGACCCGCAGTCGCCCCCACCTGCAACTGGAACACGGCGTACTTGGTGTACGAGCCGGTGTTCGTCTGCCAGTAGGTCGTGGTGTCCCACGTCGCCTTCGCGCCTGCCGTGTAGGAGACGAAGTTGGCATTGCCGATGGTCGTCGCTGCGGTGGTCCCCTGCTGGTACGTGACGTACGCGCAGGTGAAGGCAAGGGTCGTGGACGTATCCACGGCACCGTCGCCCCAGATCTTGAAGTTGTTGGTGTAGTTCGCGCCCGGTGTCGCGACCTTGAGACGGACCCACTTCTCGAAGGAGTTCGTCCCCACCGAGATCGGGTAGTTCTGGCGGTTCGCCAGAGTGTTGGTCGAGTTGTCCGCGCTGATGAAGTCAACACCCGCGACGGCATCGGTCGCGGATCCTGCGGCAGCGCCCGTCTGGACACTGACCTGAATGGTTGCAGCCACTGGCTAGTACTCCTTCTTCCTTGGGCCGCTTCCCGAAGATCCAGAGTCAGCCGTCCCACTCGGCTTTCCGTTCTGCGGGTCTGGCGTGGAGGGGGGGGTTGTGATCTCTGTGGCATCGGGGACGTTCTCTACGAGCGCGAGACCACGGGGTGTGTTTGCCATCAACTTGTTGAACGGGTTCTCCTCGCCCATCGGATCGCCAATGGGAGGACGCCCGTCGTCGCGCCTCGCCTCGTTCACGGTCTTCCACGGCATCCCACCCAAGGCGATCTGATTGATCTGAGCCTTGGACAGGCTCTCCTTGAGGTTGAGCCGGGTGAACCTGAACGCGAGGTTGTTCTTGCGGCCACCGAACGAGCGGTCCCACGCAACCTCTCTGGTGTTGAAGTCCTGCACGTTGGCGAGCAGGGGGCGCAGGCCGCGATCCTCGGTCTGCTGGTCCTTCACCTGAGCGGTGGCCTTGTTGATGTCAGCGGACAGACCGAGATCGAGAGGATCCATGCCCATGACGGCTGCGATCTTCTTGACCAGATAGGTCAGCCACTCGAGGTACTGCATGTCCCGGTTCGACTCACGGAACGGGATGAACTTCGCTCCCTTGGTGCCGCCGATGAACGCCAGAGCCCCACGCCCTGACACCTCGGCTGCCCAGTAGGATCGGAACTTCTCCACATGCTCGGGTCGAGCCAGTTCACCAAGGTCGAAGATGCCATCCGGGGCGGCGTTCTGCACCTGACGTGCGTTGTACGTGGACCCGGAGAGTTCGGCATCGATGGAGAGTTTCAGGGTCTCCAGAGGAGACAGGCCGACCACCCTGTTGGTGGCCGGGTTCGCCATCATGTAGATCATGTCCTCATTGAGGAACGGGATCTCGGACGGCTGGTTGAGGATGGGCCGGTAGTAGTAGCGAGCCTCCTCGGGCTCTCCGTCCCAGATGGTGCTGACGAAGACCTTGGCTCCGTCAACGGGGTACAGGGAGGCGATCTGACCACCATAGGTGCGTTCCTTCTCGATCACCCCAGCGTCGAGGACGAGGAGATCCTCGATGACGGGACCGATGAACGCCCTCCATGACTGGATGAGCGGGTTCGGGGCTGTAAACAGGTCGCGGATCTCTTGGGCTAGGCCCTTGTCCCATCTGGCGTCTGGGTCGTAGGGGACGATGTCCCACTCAGCAGAGGCGACCTGATCTCGCCGGATGTTGAT